GCAATCCTGAAGCTAAAGGTAAGGCCCATGGCCTGGCTATCAACAATGCTGGGTAGCGTCCTACCTGCATCCCGTTCTCTAGTGATCATTTGCCCACCTATGCCCGTGCGGCTGACAGATTAACGTCGTTGTATCCTAGCTGGCGCATCGATGCAGCCCGGAAGAACGCTTCCCGTGGAGCAAACGTAAATTGCTCTTCTTTAGGCGTCACATCGTATACATAGACCGGATTTCTTGGAGTTGAACCAATTGCGCGAAGAACCTCATCATTCTTGCGCTTTTCTTCGTCCTGGCGCATCTGTTCGCTGTTTCGTGCAAATCCTTCTACAGAGCTAAACAATTGCAGCATCGTATTCAGAACGGTATCAATGTTCTTCTGGTTTGCGTCTAGTCCAAGGCCCAAATTCTGATTCAGTAGATTAAATATCTCTGTTCTACGTGCCTCGCTGGTTCCTGCTCCTGTAATCCATTGCGCAATGATGCCCAATTGCTTTCTGGCTTCAGGATCACCGAAAGTGCCAAACTGGCCAATGAGTTTGCCTTGCGCACCACCAAGTTGCCCGCCTTCTTTCATTGCCTGGTTACGCAAGGGCTCCAGGATCTTGATGAATGACGCTTCTTCTTGCGTGATGGCACCTAGCAGCAATCTAGCATCAACAGCCGCTTGTTTGCCCTGTTCTACGAGGGTTTTAAGGTATTCGCTATTAGCATCCTGCTGATCCAAGAATCCGCCAAAAACATCACCTATAACTTTGACACCAGCAGCAAGACCGGCCAATGCCGCACTAAGTGGTATAGAAATGATGCCCAAATCCAATGGTGCCGCACCAAGACTGGCAGCACTGGCAATTCCTAATGCGCCAGAAGCAAAACCAGCAACACCACGGGCAATTGTCCCTCCACTAGGGCCTTGTCCACCTGCTAATGATGCTCCGATAGTTGATGCAAACTGTTGCAGGAAATTAGCCAACAAATCGCCAAATTTGCCAACAAATGAATCCTGCAAGTTCTTGTACCGATCTTGCATGGATTTTTGATCGCTTAGCAGACGATTACGGTTTTGCTCTGCATCTGCAAGCTGTTGCCCTGTTTGCGCATTAGCAATTTGATCTTCTGCCAGTTTTAGCCTTGCTGGCATCAAACTAAGCTGTTTCTGCAAGCCAATTAGGCTATCTGGAAATTGATCGCTAATTTTACTAAGGCGATCCGCTGCATTGTTGAATAAGCCAACATCTAAATCAGCTAATGCACCTAGCAATTCCATTTGTTCGGTGGTTATTGCACCTGTACCAATAGCAGCACGAACACCACCAGCAGTAACGGAAGAAACATTTGCAGGCATGCGATACAGGCCGCTTGATGCCATCATTTGCATAATTGCATCGCGCATTGCCTTATCAGGCCTGATTCCAAATAGGCTAGATACTTTAGCCATTTCCTGCGCTTGCTGCAACAGCGTCTTAGGGTTTGCAGCCGCAGGCGCTGCTGGCGGCTCACCAGGGGGCCTAATTAGGCCATTACGGGTATCTGGCATGGTTGCCCCGATAACCCGGCCTGTAGGGCCACCCATAAGGATTCCAAGGCGCTTCTGGAATTCGTTATAGGTTTTATCCATGGCTTCCTGGCCCTGCTTACGCCAGGCGTTCCAGAACATATCAGTTTTTGGGCTTTTGAATCCCTTACCTGTAAATAGATTCTGCAAGGATTCCCCAATGGAACCCATAGCAATAGCAATATTGCCACTAAGGCCAACAATGCTTTCTGCAACGAGTTTAACCCCAGGAGGGATTAGAGCAATGGCCTGAAGCAGTTTTGTAAGGCCATCGATGGCTAGCGTTAATGCGCCACTGAAGTTTTCACCAAATGAGCCAAACGCTTCATTGGTTGCAACACCAAGGCGGGCCATGGAACCCGTAAGGCCATCTGAAAGACGCTTTGTTTCTTCCGTGGCCCTGGCATTTCGTTCCAGGATGGCAGCGTATCTTTCGGCAGTGGTTGAATTGTTCTTGACGTTAATGCCGAAATTTCGCAGGCCTTCAGTGCTACCTACAATGCCCCCTGCGAGGCGTTTAACAGCATCAGGTATGGTAGTGCCATAAACAGCAGCAAGATTGGTTGCAGCGGGCAACAGGGCTTCAATCTGCCCTTGCGTGGCCCCTAATTCTTTTAGGGCTGCTGCGCCTGCTGCAATATTGCCTTCGTCAAACAGGCCCGTGCTATCTGCCAGTTCTTTTACCAGGCGGGAAGTCTTTTCAAGCCCCGCTGTATCTTTTCCAAAAGCCGCAAATATTGCAGCGGCTTCCCGTTCTGATTCTGTGGCTTCATTGATGACTTTGGTGACAACAGCAACGGCTGCTGCGAATTGTCCAAATGGATTGGTAATGATTGCTGCAAATGCCGCATTAGTTGCATTTTTCAGGCTTTGAAATGCACTTACCGCTTCTTTACTGCTTTTTGCGGAATCACTCTGTGACTTATTAAGCCCGTCTACTTTCGGGGCTGCTTTCTCCGCCTCATTACCTACTTGCTTTATTTCTTCTTCGAGGTTATTTGCGGCTTTAGCAGCATCACCCATTGCGGCTTCTGCTGTATCTGCCATCTTTTCGGCAGCTTTAGCAACTTCCGCACTTGCTTTGATAAAACCCCTGGCATCACCATCAATTTTTACTGAAATAGATTCGTCTGCCACGGTTATCCCCTACGTTGCGCTTTTGCTGCTGCCTTAGCCCTAACTTGCCTTTCGGCTTCTTCTTTTGCCTCTGCTTGAAACAGGCCAACCCATAAGACGAATTCCGCAGATGACATTTGGTCCATAAGCTGCCCTAGCGTCATCCCTAGTTCCCTGCATAGCTTCATGGCCACGCGGATTTCAGGCAGCTGTATTAGTTTCCCTCTGCGGAATCCACGGCTTCAGTATTCAGACCATTTACGGCCTGGACCATCTTAAGCAACTGGGTAAGGATGGCTTCTGACCCATCTACTTCGTCCACAGAAGCCCAAATGGCTTCACCATCCAAATCCATAACAGCAGCCTGAAGAAGCGATTGCACCCATTCAGGTTTCAGGGTTTCGCCATCCAGGACGCTGGCCCGCCACTTAATCCGCTCTTTCAAGCTAAGTTCTTTGATGCGAACCTCTACACCAGGCGCAAGTTCCATCACTTGCTGCTTAGGGGCCAGAAGGGCTTTCAATTCAGGCTTCATTAGACCACTTCCCACGTTCCGTGAATGTTCAACGTCATGCTAAAGGCTGCAATGCCGCCAACGTCGTTAGACTGTTCGTAACTGGCAATGCGCGCACCATGCGACGTGCTAGGGCTCGAGGTTGAATAACCACTATTGCGATAGGTGCGGGTAGTGGTACTACCCAATACGATAGACCAATTCAACAGGCTATCGTTATTAATGGCATCACCCAGAAAGTAATCCGCGCCTGCTGTTGCTCCAACGCTGGTATCGTCAAAAAAACCACTAACGGTAATGGTGCCCGATAGGATAGTTTCCTGGAAATCCCTGTAGGTATCAGAAAGTACGCTAGTTTCGGTCAAACCGCTATCAAAACTGATACTCAGGTTATTAACCAGCGTGGTTAGGGTCTGGACAGTAGGGGTTCCGGGCTTAACCAGGACCAAAGTAGCGTTTCCACCACGAATAAATGGCATTTATTGGTCCTCCGTTACGAATAGGTGCCGACGGTAGTAGTCTGGATTTCTGCCGACCACGCAACCAGGTTATCGGTTACAGCCGTGATTTCGTAACTAGCAACACGCGCACCAGCCCAAGTAATGGTTCTGGTGGTCGCTCCAACGTAAGTAATAACCAGCGATGCGCTAGTGCCCGCCAGAAGGGCAGCAGAAAGCACGGTATCAGGCGTGCTAGATGCAGCCGTATCAAAGAAGCCAGACATGGTGATCCTGGCGCTTTTCAGGTTCTGTTGCGATTCGGCAAACGTATCACCCAGCGTAGTAATGTCGATAAGCTGGCTTTCGCGCGACATACTGAATTGGTTAACGAAGTTGGTCAAAGCAACCGAGTTATAAGTGATTGTTGCCTTAGAACCACGAATAAATGCCATTATTAGCCCTCCCTACAGTCTGGCGTAAGAAACGGCCAAAGGCTGGCCACCGGTCATGCTACTAACAAGAAAAGCCCGCACATAACGGTTAATCGTGCCCGGAATGATAAGGCTCTGCCCATAAGGGCCGGTAACAGTGGTCAAATCGCTAAAAGTTGCAACGGTAGTGGCACCAACACCACCAGGGCTAGTGGAATGTTCAACCCTAACGGTACAGGTTCCAGAAGAACCAACAAACTGCGCGTGCAAGTTAATAATGACACCATTTGCACTAGAGGCGCCATTATCGTGTTCCGTTCCAATAGCGCCAGTAGTGCTATACGCTGCGAGGGGGGCCAGGATAACCCCACGGCTGCTAAAGCCCGATTTCTGGGTGGTTCCCTTAGTTCCTGCAAGGGATGCTTCCCACGATGCTGCGCAATTGTAATTTGCAGCAAAACTGGTCAAACCACCTACATCATTGCCTGTATCGTAATCGGCAGACGTGACGGCCCCCACGAAGCAGGTATTTCCGCCAGTATTACCTGCCCATGCGACGGTAATAGGGGCATATCCCTTCGTGGTATCGATGGTATTGGTTAGAGCCAGGATGCCAGGCGAGATTGAAGTAACCCGATCACTAACAATATCGTCCGAACCAGCGCCAGTTCCTGGGGCACCATAAGCCTGGACATCATAAAAGCCACTGATGCTTACCGTGGCCGTCTGGATGTTTTCCTGAAAGTCTCGATAGAGTTCACCGAAAACAGTGCTTTCAACCAACCCGGCATCCATACGAACGCTGCAATTATTGGTAAAAGGCGTTAGGTTGTGCGAACCAACCATCACATGAGCAGAACCACCACGAATAAAAGGCATTAGTCAGAACCCTCCATGGCATCTGCGTTAACTACAGAAATTTCCACCATCGGCAAACTAGAATCTCTGTTAGCCATATCAAAGTACGTCATGCTATCTACAATTTCGCCTGCATCGATAGCATGCTGGAAAACAGAAACCAGATCATCGGGAATAATGCCGCCAGGCCCGCAACTAAAGCCCGCAGGATCGTGGCTGGCGCCTTTAAGGGCAATGTAGATCATCCCCATACCCTCACCTGAAATTCCGCACCCAGATAATCAACTCCACTTATATTATAAACCCCGATCCCGCTGACACGTTCAACCATCAAAGTATTAGCGGCACCGCCCAATTGGCTATCGGCTTCTATTACTGTTTTGACGGAATTTGCCCCAGTAGACTGCAAATACACATCAAGTGCCCGCTGCGCATTGCGGTCCAGGGCCTTGGCAACCATAAGGCGCACGGGAAAGACAGCGGAATCGTTGGAACGGTTTAGAGTGGCATCAAACTTGATTTCTGTAGGAACCCCCACAATAGCGCAGGGTACATTGATGCTTTCTGGTATTTCCGCATAGGTTCTAAGGCCCGTAATGGTTGCAAGCCTTACCCGTAGGCCTTCCCTGATATCACCGATGATCATCCCGTTCTCCCATTAATAATGCCCCTGGTTATTCTACCCAGGCCCTCTATCACATACGGGCCCAGGCGATTAAAGGCATTTCGCAGCATCCTGCGAGGCTTCAGGCCCCCTCTAGCCATAATGGCAAAAGCCGCACGCCTGGCGAGGGCTTCAGGCGTCAGGGGCTGGCCATCCTTGCCCGTTCCTCTAAGCTTACGGGTAGCCCACGCAACCAGGGCTTCAGGGGCTACCCTATGGGGCTTGCGTGGCCAATTTGGGTGGTCATGCTGGGTTCCCGTACCATATTCCATGTACGGGGCATAGGACACATTAGAACCGATTACAGCACTATAGAACCCGGGTTCTTCCGTGTAATTACTAACGATACTAGCCCTAAGTGTACCGTTGTCCACTGGGGTTGCTGCTCTGGCTTCACCTGCAATCGTTTCACCAGAAGCACGAATGAATTTACCCAGCGTGTTGCTTAATGGAGCCCGGAAATCCATCCGATCTACCATCTTTCGCAACCCATGTATCTTCAGGGTAAAACGATC